CTGGAATTTCTTTTTTCATCAGCTACTTCATGAAGGAAGGCAGCTAAATAATGGCTACCCGAAAAATGAAAACCGTTCGAGAGACAGCCCCTGGTTGTTCAGACGCTATAGATATTAGTGAACGGTTGGCCCGTATTGAAGAAAAGCTTGGAGCCTTCTATGACCAGCTTTCAAAGTTGGTCGGTCTGTTTGACCGGATGGTTAGGGTTGAGGAGAGACAAGCCGCGACTAACAACGAAGTGGAAGATGTGAAACGTGAATACGGCGACAAGTTCAAGCGCACGTTTGAAAAACTGAGTGATTGCGAGACTGAAATTGCATCGATCAAGACGGCAAGGACCATGCTGATCTGGATGGTCGGTGTTATGGCTTCTCTGTTATCTGGTATTGGAGTTTATTTCCTTAAATGATGGATCCTACTTATTTCAGGGAGATAGAACGGGTAACAGAAGGAATCATCCGTATCGGTGTTGTTGATAGTGTCCTACACGACGAAGGCAAGTGCCGGGTGAAGCTGGGAGACCGGTTGAGCCACAAACTTAAATTCATCGCACCACGGGCAGGAGACGACAAGGTTTACTGGCCACCTGATGTGGGTGAACAGGTTCTGATCCTGTCCCCCGGTGGAGACGATACGGCAGGGTTTGTTTTAACAGGAATCTTTTCAAACTTAAAACCACTTCCCGAAGGCGCCGGGGAAAACAAATTTATAACAGAATTCAAGGACGGCAGCCGAATCGAGTACGACCGTGAAAGCCACAGACTAAAGCTGGATATTCAGGGCGACATTGCAATTACGGCAACCGGAAACATACGAATGGAAAGTAGCGGTGACATAACAATCAAAGGCCAGAACATTCATTTAAACCCATAGAGACATATGCCGAAGGTTGTGCGATTAGGAGATATCTGTTCAGGCCATGGATGCTGGCCGCCAAGAAAAAACGATCAAGGAAGTCCTAACGTATTTGCAAATAACATCAAGGTGCATAGAAAAACGGATCATTGGCCCGTGCACTGTTGCAATAACGATTGCCACGATGGAAATATTTCAAACGGTTCTGGTTCGGTGTTTGTTAACGGTTTAGGAGTAGCAAGAGTCGGTGACCCGGTGAGTTGTGGTTCAACCGCTGCACAGGGAAGCCAAAACGTTTTTGCAGGTTAGCTGGATGAGATTACTTAAAAAAATAAAAGCCCATAAAAAAACCGTATTCGAAGAGGTAAGAATTTACGACGCTGAAGGGAAACTTAAACGCAAGATTTCTCCCAAAGCATTAGTAAAACGTCACTGGAAACTGTTCAACCCAAGACAAGGGAACATGCTCAACCGGCAACAAAGAAAGGTTTTAGGCATTGACGACAACAGCTTTGATTACAGGACTCGGTAACAATTTATCTGATAACGGACAAGGGGAAGTTTTAGAACTTGAAAACCATGTCCGGCAATCCATACGGGACATTTTAACGACCCGCCTTGAAACAAGGGTCATGCGTCCCGAATACGGCTCAAAACTTTACCGCCTGGTAGATAACCCTGTCAATGCAGGCTGGATAGCAAGAGCGGTGCATGAAGCAACCGAAGCGATAGAAAAATGGGAACCGAGAGTTTCCGTATTAAAGATCAAACCCCTTTCAACCAGCCAGGGGAAAGTAGAACTTGAAATCACCTTCACTTTAAACGGTGAAACGTTGAACGAAAATATTGAGATAACAAATTAATGCCAACAACGATTGACAGCCTGCCCGCTCCTGAGATTCTGGAGACAATAGATTTTGAGACCCTTCTCGAATCAATGAAGGATTATCTGCAAAACAATCTACCGGAATGGACAGGCCGTGACATTGAGTCCGACCCCATCAATAAAGTGTTGGAAGTGTTTTCCTATAGAGAAACCCTCCTTCGTCAACGTATCAACGAAGCGGCACAGGCAAACCTTCTAAATTTTGCCACAGCCGGTGATCTCGAACAGTTAGCCATTTTTTATGGAATCGAACGACAAGCTGATGAAACAGACAGCGAGTTAAGAGCAAGAACAATAACGCATATCAAAGGATTTTCAGTCGGCGGAACAGCGGATGCCTACAAGGCCAAAGTCTTGTCAGTCAGTTCCAACATCAGAGACATCAGTCTTGATTCTCCTGAACAGGGGAAAGTAAGGATCACGGTTTTATCCAAAGATGGAGATGGAGCCCCGGACCAATCCTTGCTCGATAGCATTACCGAAAAAGTAAACGCCGATGACGTGAAGATCATCACCGATACCATTGAAGTACGTGGAGCTGAAATCATCCTGGTAAATATAAACGTTCTTTTGCATCTTTATCCGGACACCCCTGATGAAGTACTCGATAAAGCCAGAAACGATTTTCCGGCTCTCTTTAACTCTGCGCGAGGCATGGGCTGGAACTTAACCAAAAGCTGGATCGTAAGACAACTGCATCTCGAAGGCGTGCAGGAAGTAGAAATTATGGAGCCAACAGAAAACATAAACGTGGATGAATTTCAAAGCGTAGCACTTGGAACCGTAAATATTGCCATGGGAGAACGTAAGTGGTAGCAACACTTTTACCTGAAAATTCAAGCGCCCTTGAAATAGCCCTGGCAGATGCTGGCGATTTAAAACCAGAGGTTATATCGGCTGTAGATAGCCTGCCCGGATTCAAGTTTGATCCACCAGACTCATTCATACCATTTCTGATCTGGGAATACGGATTAGGCGAGATATTGCCTTTCCTCGACAACCCAAGAAAAACCATTCAGGAAGGGATTTTATGGCAACGGTTACGTGGAACAGAGTCCGGTTTACGCCTTGCCCTTTCATGGATCGGTATGCAGGGGACAGCGACCGAGCAGGAAGGAGTCGGTGAACATTACGCCGAGTTTCAAATGGATTCGGGGGGTGTACCTAAAAGCCCTGAAGATTTTGACGCACTTTTAAAACTCACCAACCTCTCTATTCCATTAAGAAGCCGGTTGAGCCGGATTTACCATGGTTATGACTTAAGGCGATACATTCTTGATGACACGGTTTTAGGAAAAGGACTTTTATCCGATTATTCAGGAATAAGACTTCCCGGTTTTCCGATGCTCAGTTTTGGCAGAAACCGGTCAAGCCATACCGTCTTTCCCGAACAAAACGTAAACCGCATCCTAACCCGTGCATTTTCCAATGAAGCTAAATACGAAGACCGCTTGCTACTGGATTTCTTCAACCTCGGGGACATCCCGGTAAAAAACCTGCAGGCAGGACACGCCCATCTTTTCACCTTGAGTTGGGGTGAGTTGACCCCAGAGATCTTCATAGAAGCAAATATCTTTTGTAAGTCAGAGATTGTCTTGTCCGATGACAACGAACCGTTAGGAGATACCAACTCATCCTTACCGGCTTTTTATCTTGAGCAGGAAGGAGAGTATCCAACGCTTGATGAAACCGATTGGGGCGATGAGTTCAAAGTCATCAAAGTTCCCATTGACGAAAGGTTTGACCGGGAAACAGGGGTTTTTGCTGATGACAGTAATCACAATATTGAAAATTCTAATTCAAGAAGAATCCTGCGCACTGAATGGTTTCGGGAACAAAGAGATTTCCCAACACTGGATGAAACGCTACCCCTTTTAAATGGAACAACCGGTAGGCATCAACGTTTTGTATTCCTCAACCCAGAGTTCTGGCAAGGTTTCTTTAGTTTTCCCGCTGTACATGGACACCTGTACTCCTATTTTACAGACGCTTTTCTCGACTGGCAGTTTGACAACGCAAGATCATCCCTGCATGTAGTGCCGGTAGATTTAAGCAGTGATAAAGAAACATCCCTTAACCGGCAATCGCTACACACAGAACATAAAGAAATACCACCCATGAGTTGGCCGATGAACTACTGGCCTAATCAATCATGGAACGATGCGCAGTATTTAACGAGCATGAGTCATATCAGGAGTAATTAACGAATGAGTATTTTAACCATATCAGGAAGAACGGCAATGGCGGAGGCGCTGATCGAGCAACCCATCCATATGGCATGGGGTGTGGGAGAAGCAACCTGGGATAACGTAACTCCTCCTCCAGAGGATGTAAACGCGGTGACGCTCTTATCTGAGGTAGGGCGACGCGCAGTATTTGAGAAACGTTTTGTTATTCCAAACAATGACGGAGATATTGTCGTGCCCAACGGCAGGTTCTCATTCTCTGATATCCCAACTCGAAACGCTTACTTCTCATTCAAACTGGATTTTGGGGATGCGGCTGACAAGATCATAAGAGAACTCGCTGTCTACACGAACACGGAAACGGACATCGCATTGCCTCCCGGACAGAAATATTTTCTCCCGGCTGACTTGGCAGTTCCCGGAATCCTCCTTTTGCTGGAAAACATAACGCCGGTTTTCAGAAATGCGGCAACCCGTGAAACTTTTGAGTTCGTCGTAACTCTATAAATAGGAAAAACAAATGAACGATATCTTTAAAACATTCACTCCCGATCAGAGATATGAAGAGATTCAGTTTCGCGCCGGTAAAGGATTGCAGTCTCGTGAGTTAAACGACATGCAGGCGCAACTCGCACACCAGATAGACTCCATAGGTGATGCCGTGTTCAAGGACGGCGACCTTATAGGTGGCGGCAGTCTTGTCGTTGATGAAAACGCTGAAGGATTAGGCCCAGATCAAGTCAAACTCATATTAAACGAAGGCACGGTGTACCTTCAGGGGATGGTAAGAGTCATCCCTGCCGATGAACTGATCGTATCGAGTATCGGCATTATTGATGTCGGTGTCGATATCACAAGAGAAACGATAACAGAACTTGAAGATCCAGATTTGCGTGATCCTGCTGTAGGGACGAGAAACTATCAGGAGCCGGGGGCTGTTCGCAGAAAATATACGATTGGCTGGGAAAAAGCCGGTGACAATGTCGGTGAGTTCTTTCCCATCCACAAGATAGATAACGGAGTTTTGATTCAAACTGCACCGCCTCCACAGATGGATAATGTGACGCAGGCTTTAGCGCGATACGACCGAGAATCCAATGGGCACTATATCGTTTCAGGATTACGGGTGACAGCAAGCGAAAGAACGAACGGCAAACAGGTCTTCATCATTGAAGAAGGTAAGGCCCATGTTCAGGGTTTTGAAGTAGAACTCAGCAGTAGTTTGCGAAAAATGTATGACGATGATCCCGATTTATCCGAAGTTGAAAGTGAACCGCATATTTTTTCCGGTGATACAGATGGGAAAATGAGGATTGATCTCAACCATAAACCGTTGGCAAGTCTTGCCAAAGTAGATATTACAAGAAGGAAGACGGTTTCTATTCTCCATGGCTCGTTTACGGGGGTTGCTGATTCTTTACCCGATACCGCAGTAGCGCAGATCGTATCCATTAATCAGGGAGCACAAGCCTTTACCCTGGGGAACGATTTTGTTTTGACCGCAGATGCGGTTGACTGGTCACCGGGCGGGTCCGAACCCGCTCCCGGTTCAACCTATGAGGTGATTTATGATTATAGGACTGATGGGGTGGTTGAACTTGAAGACGAGACAGGGTTTACCGTATCAGGGGCCGTTGACGGGTCTTTGGTGTTGGTGGATTACAGTTGGAAGTTGCCACGCCTTGACCGTCTGGCTATTGACAGGGACGGTGTAATCTGGCGATTGAAAGGTATCTCCAATGCGTTCAGACCTTCACTGCCCAATGTTCCTTCAGGATCTTTGGCGCTGGCGATAATAGAACAGTCATGGGGTAACCTACCCAATATAACCAGCGACGGCGCTCGTGTAACTTCCATGAGTGAGCTAGAAAATATTAATGACCGGATTGACGATCTTTATGTTTTAACCGCCACCGAACGATTGTTGAATAACGCCAACCTTTCCGACCCCTCTTCAAAACGTGGGGTATTTGTAGACCCATTCTTTGATGATGATCTTAGAGACAAGGGAGCACCTCAAACAGCGGCTATTGTTAATGAGGTTTTGATGCTGCCGATAGCGATCACCGTGCTTGATGCCTCTATGGGAAGTGACCCTTGGACGCTGGACTTTGATCTGGAGCCGGTACTTATGCAGCCGCTTAAATCAACGTCAATGAGGATCAATCCTTATATGGCATTTCCTCCGGTTCCTGCGAGAATCACTCTTATTCCAGCGATTGAAGAATGGACGGAAACCGTCCTTGTCTGGTCAGGGTTCGATACCAGTCGAATGACACAGGCGAGACTTGAAAATTCTTCTTCACTCACCCAACTTAGAGGCCGTGGAGGTACGGCTTTAGTGCGGGCCACTTCGTTTGAGTTGACCTTTATGCGGCAACGTATCGTTAGTTTTACAGCCTCCGGTTTCGGTCCTACTGAATTACTGGAACGCGTCACCTTCGCGGGCATTGACGTGATCAACAGAAATACTTCTCCTGCAATAGGCGAAGAGTTTAACGCCGATAACAACGGTGTTGTGAACGGAAGCTTTGAAGTTCCCGCTAATGTTCCGGCAGGAAGCGCGAACGTTGAGTTTTTGGGATTCGGCGGCAGTTTCGGAAATACTCCCTTTGTAAGCCGGGGAGTTGTCACGCTGGAAGAACGACGGGCTTTACCTCCACCACCACCACGCCGTTCTGACCCACTGGCGCAAACCTTTGTCTTGCAACAAGGGAGACTGATCGGTGGTGTTGACCTCTGGTTTGAAGAACTCGGATCGACAGGAAAACCGGTGCGGGTACAACTTCGTGATGTGGTTAATGGAGTTCCCTCTACCCGTAGTGTTATCGCGGAGGGTGAGATTCAAACAAGCGAAATAAATTTAAACCAGTGGACGAGTGTCACCTTCAACCCGGTTTATCTGGAACCTGACCGTGATTACTGTTTCATCGTTTTAACGGATGACCCGGATCATAGGGTCGCTATTGCTGAACTCGGTAAATACGATACTCAGCATGGCTGGATCACAACCCAGCCTTATACGGTCGGTGTCATGTTATCGAGTTCAAATGCTGTCACATGGACACCGCATCAGACGGTTGACATGACGTTTCGTTTGCTTGGAGCCAAGTTCATACAAGCGAGCAAGACGGTTGAATTAAGTGATGTTCAGGCCACCCAGATCAGCGATCTTTTAGCTTTAGGTGGCGTGGACAATCCTTCAGCGGCAACAAATATCACCTTGAAGGTGGTCGATGATACCGGTGAAGAATATCCGTTGATTGAGGGCGTTCCACTGGCCCTGCCTAAACGTTTGAACGGGAATTTAAGTATCCGTGCAGAGCTAAGAGGCAACGAAACTTTATCACCGACTCTTTTCCCTGACATTCTGGCGATACTCGGCAATATGGCTGATTCAGCGGATTATATCTCAAGAGCGATTCCGGCACCCGAGATAATCGCCGGTGATCTCGCAAACGTGAGAGTCATCTTTGAATCAAATCTCCCTGGCAACTCAGGTGTGAGTGTTGAAGTTGAAACTGCCACAGGCTGGCAAAACGTTTCGTTTTCAAGCGGTAAACAAGTCGGGGACAACTGGGAGGAACGCACTCATTTAATCGAGAACCTCGACATTCAGAAAACAAGGGTGCGGTTGACTTTGACAGGCGACCCGCTCAATCGCCCACGGGTGCGCAATCTTCAGGTCATTATTACTTGATCAGCTTTTTAACTGAAGAAATATGAAAACGCATGAACGGGAAAAGAAGAAACTATGAGCGAGAACGCAGAAAATAATGACATCACCGCCACACGCGGTTACCCGATACCTCATCCTGACAACTGGATGCGGTTTGACGTTCCAAGGATTCGGGAAGCGTTTAACAAGGTGGATGATGACGTTCATGATTTAAGGCTTAAACATCTATTAGGAGATGACAATGACGGATCCAGTCAGAGTGGAACAGGTATCTGGTGGAATACTTGATCAGATAGACACTAAACGGGCAAGTGCCACCGCCGAAGAGCTTTTACTTTTAAGCAAAGCGTTAAAAGAGATTGTTATCCCGGCGACTGTGGACGATTTAATCAACCAACTCGATCAAAAAAAGAATGAGCATATGAGCACGCTTGATGACCATCAAGTATCACTTGACCAGAGTTATGCCGATCATATTGCGGGGATGGTTTCAGCTATGAACTCGCATTTATTCACAATTGCGGCAACGGCAACAGCGAGGATTGATGATGTCGGTGAAGCTGGGACAGGCGTGTTTGATATCGACAAACATCTGTTTGAGCGGTTCATCGGCTTGCAGATTCTTTAACACAAAAATAACAAAAAGTTTTGAGACAACAAAACTGAATTTATTTAAGGAGAAACAACAATGACAGTACAAGCGACACTGGACGCGATTGTCGGAAAGATAGAAACATTGGCCCCGACCGCATCTCCCGAACAAGCTGCCTACCTCGCAAAAGCTTTTGAGAGTGTTTACGGCAAAGGAGCTGTTCAGGAACTGATCGATGAAGGAAGCAGTCAGAAGGCACTTTTGGGAACAGAAGCGCAAAGCATAATGGCGCAGTTCAATACCGACTTTAGTCTTGGAGTTAACTGGCCAGCGGGACAATCCGTTCAGCAGGGGCTTGATTTTCTAAGAGGTATGGAAGGACTCGGAATTATTGGCACGGTTACCTCAAACTCAGCTCGGCAGAATGTTTATAGCACCGGCGAATGGTCTTCTTCTTCGGCATGGACGACATATTACAATAACTGGCAGGACGCCAATTCAAGGGTACAGGGTTGGAATATGTTTATGGGTGATGGTTACCCCAATGGGACAAGTCAATACTTTTATGTAAACGATCATGATTCAGCAATGAATCGGCAGAAAGAATATGCACATCAAAACAGGCTGGGACATCATTACAGGGATTTCTTTTACTACGACAACGCATCAACAAATAACTCTTATTCAGGAATTACTTTACGTTGCCTGCCAATTCGAAACACAACCAACGCGCCAGTAACCCAGACATTCTGGTCGAACCTGTCTTGTGGCTTGAACGCATATGGCGGGGCTTCCTTGACCCTGTTTACACCGGATGCGCAAACCTACGCAGGGGCGACAGGAGGTGCATGGACAAACCTGACCACTCATGCCGCCAATACAAATCACTGGCAACCTAGTGGGTCCGTTGTGGTTCCTGCAAATACCACCGTGTTACTGGTGGCTACAAGCACACATCGGTATTACACGACCTACCGGTTCAAAGACACCAATTACTTTTCTAATTTGCACACCAGCTTTGCTGAATCTAACGGACTGGTATGTGATCTGGTCATGTTGGAAGCTCTGGCTACAGCAAGAATCGATGGGGATACGCATACAACAGCGAACCCGCACAAACTCTATAACGCCTGCGCCCAGGTATACGGCGACAGATAAAACAGATAAAGGAGAGATAAATGTACGCATTAATCAAAGACAATGAGTTGATCGGAACCTCCAATTTAAATGAAGGTTTGGAAGAAGGTATCACCATCATTGAATATGACGACAGCATTGTCGGAATTTTAACTCTTGATAACGGTTCCATCAGAGCCAAAACAAGAAAAGAGTTGAAGGCTGATGAAACCAATCAGGCTGAGGTGGATGCATGGAATGATCTGCGTGGTAAACGAAATGGATTGTTGAGAGAAGCGGAAATGGGAGGAAAAGGTTTACCGGATCGTCCGTTTACCGACAAGGAACTGGCATACCGTCAGGCCCTTCGTGATCTTCCGGCTAAAACCAGTGACCTTAAAAAGGTTACGTGGCCTACCGCACCCTAAACCAAGGAGACATTGAAAATGCCAGAACAGTTTTTACACGGGGTTGAGGTCGTTGAGATAGACGGCGGCACGCGACCGATCAAAACCATGAAGTCTTCTGTTATCGGACTTATTGGAACATCAGTAAAAGGCCCTATGAATGAGCCGACTTTAATCATTGGTTCAAGAAAAGAAGCGGTTGATATTTTCGGAGCAAAAGACGGGGTTCATACGATACCGGATGCACTCGATGCCATCTTTGATCAGGCAGGAGCCATGGTGGCCGTCATTCGTGTTGAACGGGCGGTGGATGCCAACGGCGACTACGATGAAGCGCAGACCAAATCCAATGTCATCGGAAATGGTGATGCCTTTTCAGGAGTACACGGGTTTTCCAGTGCGCAAAGCATGGTGCATGTCACGCCAAGAATACTTGTGGCACCGGGATTCAGCCATAACATGGAAGTGGTGTCGGAACTGGAAGGTATCGCAAATAAGATCAAGGCTGTGATCTTAGCGGACGGACCGAACACAACGGATGCAGATGCAATCACTTACAGGGGAAACTTTGGCAGTGATCGGGTTTTTATTATAGATCCGGCAGTAAAGGTGTTCGATACCGCTACAAACTCTTACGTTGCGCAACCCGCATCACCAAGGGTTGCAGGTCTTATATCGAAGATGGATAACGAAAAGGGGTTTTGGTGGAGCCCGTCCAATCAATTAATCACAGGGATTGCCGGAACATGGCGACCTGTGGATTATGCACATGGAGACCCTAACAGTAAAGCCAACCTCCTTAATGAAAACGAAGTCACCACAATCATTCATCAGGAGGGTTACAGGCTCTGGGGAAACAGGACCACTTCAGCTGATCCGAAGTTTGCTTTTCTCTCAGTTCGAAGAACGGCAGACATGATTCAGGAAAGTTTGCTCCGTGCCCATCTTTGGGCGGTTGATCGTAACATCACAAGGTTTTACGCAGAAGACGTGAAAGAAGGAGTAAACGCCTACCTTCGTAACCTGAAAGCCAAGGGAGCTATTCTTGGTGGTGAATGTTATCTCGATCCTGAACTGAACACTCCTGAAAACATTGCATCAGGAAAAATATATTTTGATTTTGATTTCACACCACCTTATCCGGCGGAACACGTAACTTTCAGGAGTCATCTGGTGAACGATTACATCGAGGAGATATTCCCGGTTCAGCAGAGTGAAGCTGTTTAAAAATAGTTATTTTAAATTATAGAGGCCCCTCAGGGGCAAAGGAGAACGTTATGCCAGTGGGTCGCGTGTTTAAGAATTTTAGTTTATTTGTCGATGGTGGAAGTTTCGCTGGAAAGGTGGAAGAGCTCGCTCTACCAAAACTCACCATTAAAACGGAAGAGTTTTCAGCGGGTGGTATGGATGCACCGATTGAAGTGGATATGGGGATGGAAAAGCTGGAATGCGAGTTCACCCTTACCGAGTATGACGAGAAAATAATCGGCATGTTTGGGTTAAAGGAAGGCAATGATGTGCCCTTGGTATTCCGTGGGGCGATGCAGGATCAAGACGGCACCGTGACACCTATTAAAGTCGACGTGCGCGGTATCTGGCGTGAAGTCGATATGGGAAGCTGGAAAAAGGGAGATAAAGCCACGATGAAAGTAATGGTTGCATGCCGGTATTACAAGATGGCGGTCAACGATTCAGTGGTCACAGAGATTGATCTGGAGAACATGGTTAGAAAGATAAACGGTGAGGACCAGATGGAAGGGATTAGGTCCGCCATTGGATCCTGAATATTAAATCAAATGAAAGTCTAAAACATGACAGAAAAAACAGAACCAAAACAAACAATAGAACTGAAATATCCGATTGAAGTAAACGGCGTCAAAGTAAATACGATTTCGTTGAGGCGGGCCATTGTCCAAGATATCGAGATCATGCAGGAGTCAAAGGGTGGTGATACGGCAAAGTCAATCACGTTGATTGCCAACCTGAGTGGTATGGCACCTGACGATATCCGTGCTTTAGATGCCGGGGACTATATGAGTATCTCTAACGTGGTACAGGATTTTTTCGGCGGGGCATTCCCGGAGATGTCCGGGAGCTGATGGCGGATATCGCCTTCGTCTTTCATTGGTCGCCCGATACGTTATGGTCCATGCCGTTTGACGAGTTTCTAATATGGCATGAGAAAGCCACCGAGAGGGCAAAACTTTTATACAAGATGAAATTCTAGGCTCGTCAGTAAATTAACTGGCGGGCTTTTTTTGTAACAAATCCGTAAGTAAAAGGATGAAAAAACGAGTACATGTCCAACCTTGATGTTTCAGTAATTATCAGAGCTGTAGATCGTGCCTCCGCTCCCATGAAAAACATGATGCGAGGAATGCGGGATTTGGAGAAAGCTTCTGCACGTTTCAATCAACGTATGCAAAAGGCTATGTCTTTGAGCATTGCCGGGGATGCAGCTTTGCAGGTGTCCCGAAAAGCCATTGATATATTCAAGTCCCCGGTAAAAACAGCTATGGACTTTGAAGCTCAAATGGCAAAGGTCGGGGCCGTTTCAAGGGCTACGAATTCGGACATGGGTCGATTGACCCAAACCGCAAGAAAGCTTGGAGCAACCACCACCTTTTCAGCTTCACAAGCCGCACAAGGGATGGAGTTTCTCGGTATGGCAGGATTTAATACCGGAGAAATCATCAAAACCATGCCTGGACTCTTGAACCTTGCTAAAGCCGGAACGCTTGGCTTGGGGAGGGCCTCTGATATAGCCAGTGACATCATGTCGGGGTTTGGGTTGAAAGCAGAAGACATGGGACGCATATCCGATGTCTTAACGGCAACGTTTACGCGGTCAAACACGACCCTTGGCATGTTGGGCGAGACCATGAAATTTGTGGCACCTGTGGCTAAAACTGCGGGTCTCTCCATTGAAGAAACGTCTGCTTTTGCAGGGATACTTGCAAACTCGGGTATCAAGGCAAGTCAGGCGGGGACAACTTTAAGAGCTATGCTTTTACGGTTGGGCGCTCCGGGCAATAAGGCACGGGAAATTCTGGATGGTCTTGGAATCACTTTGGAGGATAGCGATGGCAACCTTAGAAACGTCGTAGACTTGATGAGTGAGGTAGCAGGTGCAACCAAAGACCTTGGTTCTGCGGAAAAGCTGAATATTTTAAAAGAGGTTTTTGGAGAAGAACCGGCGGCGGGTGTTTCGGCACTTCTGGCTAAAGAAGGACAGGCAGGCATAAAATCTCTTTTGGAATCGGTATCAAACTCCGGTGGCGAGGCTTCTAAAATAGCGGCAAGGATGGACGCTACCTTTGCAGGACGAATGGCGGGGTTTAACTCTGCCGTTGAAAGTTTCAAGATCACGGTCGGCAATGCCTTACTGCCTACCCTTTCGTCTTTAGTGCAAAGTTTTACTTCTATGGTGCGGTGGGTGGATTCTTTGAGTTCCGAGTTTCCGGTTTTGACCAAAGTTGTTTCTGCGGGGATACTGGTGATTGGAGGTCTTGCTGGGGTGATCGGCATATCCCTTAAAGTCATGTCTGCGTTTATATCGGGTTGGGGAATGGTGTCGATGGCATTTACAAAGACGATAATCCTAGCGCCGAAACTAGCCACAGGATTAAGGCTTGTCGGGTTCGCCTCCCTGAATATGGGAAAGAAAATGGTCATTGGAGCTTTGACAGGAGTAAGAGCCATGAGCTCTGGTCTGATAACGCTTGCAACCCGTGGAATCCCTGTAGCACTTGCAGGTATGAGGGCCATGACGATTGCTATGCTGACAAATCCTATAGGGCTTATAGTTGCCGGAATAGGCATCGCCGCAACACTACTTATAAAATACTGGGAGCCGGTTAAAACATTCTTTCTTAATATCTGGTCGAAGGTAGAGCCTTATTGGCAGGGATTTGCTGACTGGGCGGGCGGGCTGTGGGACTGGCTATCCGGAAAATTTACAGGATTTGGGGAGATCATCCAGAAATATGTTTTAGGGCCACTATCAACAGCCATGAACGCGGCGGGCAAGGTTGCAGGGTTCTTTGGCATAGGGGCCGAATCGGCCGTTCCCTCTCCTGCTAAAAAGGCTGCACAAGCTGTAGCACTTGGCACTGCGTTGGCCGTTTCACCTGTAGCGGCTCAGCAGACGAAACCTATAAACACTATTCCCAACACTGTCATCAAAGAGATGAAAAAGACGGTGAACATCCAGCCGGGAGCAATCGTTTTAAATCTAAGTTTTCCGAAGGATGCGGATATGTCCAACCCTGAATCCATGGCGAATGAAATGGCGAATAGCCTGCAAAACGCCCTGGACAATGTCGCGAGGAGATCGTTTTATGACGATGATGACTTGGGGTGATTACACTTTTGAAGCGAACAGGTTTGCCTATCAAACCCTTTCGAGATCAACCGAGTTTCCTTGGGCGAAGCAAGACCGGTTACAAAACGTTTCTGCCTACCAGGCAACAGGAAAGGCCTCTGAAGCTATGAGTTTGCAGGGTATCGTGTTGACCGCGTACAAAGGTGGAGCCGTACAACCGGAGGTTTTAAGAACACTTGCTGGTCAGATGAAACCTCAGATCATGACATTGGGCACCGGTGAAAACCTTGGCTGGTGGTGCATGAAAAGTGTTCGTGAAGAACAATCTAATATCATGAAAGACGGTGCGCCTCGAAAACAAACGCTTTCACTGGAGTTTGTAAAATATGGGAAATGACACCGTTATAATCATGCCTTGAAACTAGTTATAAACAGCCTTGAAGTGGTTACAAATGGATTCTTACATAGTTACAAATGATAAAGACCGCCTCGACATTATTTGCCACCAGCATTATGGACGGCTGGAGGGTGGTATCGTTGAAACTGTATTGATTGCCAATCCCGGTTTGGCTGCCAAGCCATATATTCTTCCTGCTGGAATCAGCATAACGCTCCCTGAAATCCCTGACAGTTTTGTCGAAAATAAGACCGTTAAATTATGGAGTTGATCTGCACGCCGGACTTTCGCATTGAGTTTGACGGCAAGAATATTACCGAGAGCCTTCGTCCAAGACTAACCAGCTTGAGTTTGGTTGATGAAGCGGGAAGTCATGCGGACAAACTGACCATGCAGTTAGACGACAGGGACGGCGATTCCGAGATACCGCAAACAGGACACCAGCTATCCGTTTATCTCGGATACAAGGAAAGCGGGTTGGAGTATATGGGGCTTTTTTCTGTTGGAGATATAGAGTTTACCGGGCCGCCCATGTCTTTGAACATATCCGCCACCTCTCTTGATTACGCATCCAAGTTTAAAGAAAAGAGGACGGCGCATTATGAAAACCTTTCCCTGACAGATCTTGCACAAAGTATTGCCGAACGACATGAAGCGTTCCAGATTGTGGCGTTACCTAATACCGATGTCACTTATGAACATATCGGACAGGAGAATGAAAGCGACCTCCACCTTTTAAGACGGTTGGTAAAAATGGTGGGTGCCGAAGTATCTTTTAAAAACGGCACGATCATGATTTTTGAAAAGGGGAAGGAACCTCGAAAAGATAAAAGGATTGAACTTAAACCGGAGGACATTTCTAATTATTCGATAACTTCCAGCAACCGCAAGGACTACTCTAAGGTCATAGCCAAATGGCATGACAGCGATGAAGCTGGAGAGAAAAGCATCGAGGTCGGTAACGGTGATGAACCATCATTCGTTATAAAAAAATCGTTTCAGGATGAAGCGCATGCAAAAGCGGCGGCTTCGGGGAAACTTCATGACCTTAATCGCGGGAAAGTTTCAGGGCGATTGACGCTACCGGGTAGAGCAGATATATTTGCCGGTTCGATTATTGCGTTAACGGGATTCAGAGGTGGGCTTGATGGTGACTACACGGCAAAGCAGATATCGCATTCTATAAACAGGTCAGGCTGGAGGATTGATGCCCAGCTTGAAGGATGAGAGTGATAAAATATGAAGGACAATCTACATGCAAATCATAGAAACCGGGCCCGATGGCTATTGGATTAGGACTCGTTGAAAGACTTCTCCCGCATAGTTTTCAACTCAAACACCAGCCGGTTCATGAAGCTTTATTGGCACATCCAGAACAATGTCCTCATAAGAGACATGAGGAACGATTTTACCGTCAGGTTTTTTATCAAGGCGCACCAGACCATATCCTTCCATGGTGCGAAGTGTGCGGGATAAATTAGATTTAGCTCGGCCTGAAAGATCGGCAAGCTCAGTCATAGATTCCGGTTGAGCATCTGCAATAAGTCTCAATAAGTCTCTATTTTTGTCCGAAAGAATTTTTGAAAAGGATTCCATAGAAGTAAACCAGATTTTTGGTTCTCCTCGCTTGGGTTTGATTTTACCCCTTGCCACAGCCATTGTTCTAGCTTTCATAGCATCGTAACTGGCAATACCAATTTTCAATGTTTTCATTATACGACTCCTCTTTTCTTTAAAACCTTGTCCACCTCAGACCAGAAATCACCTAATAATATCTCAGCACTTTTATATTGATAAGGTTTTGCCTTTTGCTCTTGGTGCTTGTGGTCAAATTCTTTCTTCCTTCTTGCCTTTGCTCCTGGACCAGTCCCAGATTGGGCGGGATGAGCATTATCAAAACCGACTAAACGATTTCCTGCTTCATCGTGAAGGGTTAGCGAATAACTCAGGCCATGTGGTTTCTCAGGTGTAGGCGCTACTTGTTTTACTGAAAATTTAACCCAAAGTTTTCCGTCGGGATCAATTACAAAAATCTGCCCATTCAAATCCAGTAGGTTGTCTAGCCCCACATCCCGCTTTTTCCCTTTCATTGAAACAGGTTATCAAATAGTGATAACTCTGTAAAGAAGGTTTTTTAATCTTACGGGAAACAACCAGGTAGTGCTATGAGTTTAATAGAAACAACCCCCCCCACCACCCTAAAGGGTAGCGGGGTTTCCTTGGAGGAGATAGCGAAAGATAACTATCTCGGAGATTTTTTGCTATTTAGAATGAGTATCTAACGCCAAACTCGAGTGCGTGGCTGTCAACGGTGCCAGTCAACAATGGGAAATCAGCATCCGTTGCTCCAAAATAACGGTAGCCCGTATTTAGTGTGACATTTGAATTATATTCGTAAACCAATCCTGCCATAATTTGATAAGCAAATTCACTAGTAGTGTCATCAACCGTGACACCCAATCCTGTGCCGTCTACATTAACCTAGGCAATACCAATTCCGCCACCTAGGCAGGGTTTTAATTTAGATGAAGAGTCAAAGTCATAGTAGAATCAAAGACAGACTGTGGGAAGAAAAGTAAAATCATGAGCAAGGGGGATAGTTTTTTCATAACTCCCATGTGTCAAAAAAGTCCATTTTGGTTTTTGGAGGACATGGCTGATTTATCGTTTAAAATCATCCATCCCGTTGCAAAGTTTCATGATTGTCACCACTTTTGTGGCTCAGTTTCCCAGCCCTATACCTCTTGCATCATCCACAGAACCTTACCCATAAGAAAGTTATTTTCGTTTAACTCTTCTTTCTTAATTATGGATTCAGGAAATTCTCGGTTGTCTGATCTGACAACTATTCTGTCTTTTTCGAAAAACAACCGTTTGATGATGGCTCCCTCATAGTCGATCCAAATAGCATAAATGTCCCCGCTGATCAGACGTTTGTTTAGTGGGTCATACCCAACGATAGCACCATCATGAATGAGCGGCTCCATGCTTTTTCCTCTGATTTTAATTGTCTGCGTTTTTTTCCTTTGCCATTCATTCGGTACGCGGACGTGTGCAACCGGATCATGTTCATAAAGCTCAAGAGGCCCACCCGCTCCCGAGTAAGCATAAACAGGTGTAAGGATAACCTCTTCACCCGTGGCCTCCGCTTTTCCGCGTTTGACCTCGCCCTCCCCGGTAAGAAGCCATCCTGAGTCGCACTCGGTGTGTTCCACAACCTTTTGCAGCATTTCGTAGGATAACGCATGATGCCCAGCCAGATATTTGCTTAGAGCCGACTTGTGAATCCCAAGTTTCTCGGCAAACTCGACTTCCTTTAACCCACTGCTTTTAATGGCTTCCCTCATCCGAGTTGCAATCTTTTCGTGTGGAGTTTTTATATCCTTTAACTTCTTAGTTGACATATAGTATAACTATAGATATTGTTTGTTTACGATCTTCTAATAAAAAAAACAGGAGAAATGGTAATGATCGCCAATAAAAAATATCAAAAGCCTCCTCGATTGGGGGTAGAGCCGGACGGTTTTAGGGCATGCGACGCCTACCATTTCCCGTCCGGCTTTTTCTTTTTCTGGGTACGTGAAGTATAGCTAAAACACTCTGAAAATTAAAGAAATTCCTCAAATAACACAGACTGGAATCACGCAACTACACGCTTATGCAGAAATCAACGGTTAATCAATTCAGCTTCATTGAGCATCAAAACGAGCCGTATATCTCCGGCACCGAGATATGCAAAAGACTCGGCTACAAGAACCCCATGGTTCAGGCAAGAAAAGTATGGTGGAAAAACAAAAACTTTCTTCAGGATAATTCAGTTCGTTCCAAACTGGAACGATCTGCCGATAGCAAGAAATATGAGACTCGGTGTTACAACGAAGCTGGGGCTTTATTCTTTATATCTCAATGCGACATCAAAAAGGCAAAGAACATTATCAAGTCAATGTGTGATGCCTTTGTTCAATTTAGAAAACTCCACGAAGGACAAAAGGTCAGTTGGTCGGCTATCCGCAGGGAAGAAAAGCAGGTGTTCAAAGATTGTATGGACGGAGTGCAAAACTTTCAGACCTACCAAAAAGAGCAGGGTTCTAAAAACACTCGCCACGTTTACTCCAATGTCATTCGAACAGTAAAAGCACAACTTGGGTTCTCGCAATCCACCAAACCTGATCAAATGAACTCAAAACAGCTGGTGGTTTTTGGAACCGGGTTGATGGTTTTTGAGGAAAACCTAAAAAACGGAATGATCCGGTCACTGCCCTATAAAGAAATTTACGAAGAAGCAAAAGCACCGCTCAAATTATTGGCCGTAAACATAAAACCACTTTTACGATTATCAAACTAAGCAATATGACTTACTCGAACTCATCAAACACGGTATCAATCGTTCCACGGACAATGGACCTTTGTGAACGATCACCCATGTCCATGATGACATCGAGTTTTCCGTGTAAGTCATCACCACTTACATTTTTGTTAGCGGGTTCTGATTTATATCCGGTATCGATTTCCCCTTCGCCAGTTAAAAGCCAGGCAGAAGAAATCGGGAAACTTACAGCGATTCTTCTCAATACATCCGCACCGGGTTCGACTTTATTGTTTTCGTATTTACTCAAAGTCTGGATATGCACCCCGATGGGTTTAATAAAATCGACCTGCTTTATATTCAGTTTATGCCGTATTTCCTTGATCCTGTCGCCAAAAAAAGATTCTACCATATCTGATTATTCCCTCTTGATATTGCTATTTTCTCTGGTTATCGTCCAGCAGATAAGCGT